GCTACAGGGGCGCTTGCCAGGGAAGCGCGGCGTTGCCACCATTTCCACGCTTCAGGCACGTCTGGGAACGTCAAGGCCGCGTGGGCTGGCACGTTGAAGCGGGACCGATACGACGCCTCAAACGCCGCCCGCTCATCGGCTACAGGGGCGCGCAGCTTGGACAGCTCCTGCTCGATAGCGCGGGCAAATTCGAGATGAGATAGCCGGGTAGGCTCGCCGCCGTGGTATTGGCGTTGGGCGATCCACAACTCATTGATGCGCTGGTCTGTCAGCATGGCTTCTTGCTTGGCCGCCTGGGCGGCGGTGGTATGGTCGGTCATAGGTCCAGTTCCTTGTTGATCGGTGTGCCAGCGCTGCGGGCGATGGCAAGCAGCACGTCGCGGAATTCGGGCGGCGTTGCGTCTCGGATGCGTGTTTTGTCTTTACCGCCGACCATTGCCATCATTCCGATGCGGCGGGCCTTCTCGTAGCCGTGCAGTTCCAGAGCGCGAGGGTGGATGCGCTGGGGCGAGCGGCCCCAACGCAGTTCCGGCAGGTCCGTGCCGCAGGCATAAAGCCATGTCCCCTTGCGTGCCATGTGTCCGTAATGCCCCTGCTCGACATAGCAGGTCCAGCCGCCCAGCAGATCAGCACGTACCCAGCGGCCAGACTTCGGAGGCTTGCGTAGGCCAAACCATGCCCAGGCGTGAGAGTCGGCCGGATGTTCGATCACGCCGCCATAGTTGCGAACTGCTGTGAGCGCCGCGGCGAAGCAACCGCCGTCCTCTCCCAGGCGGAATTGGTGCGGTTTGTTCGGGGCGCCGTGCCAATACCGGCCCCAGCGCTGGCAGGGTGGATGCGCCACTACGGGATGCGGGCCGCTGTACTTCCGAGCGTCCCGTGGCTCATCCCAGGGTTCCACACCGGGCACACCGAAGTAGGCGCCATCCGTCTCCACGAATAGGGCGGCGACGTCCATGTCTCACCCCTCCTGCTGCTGAGAGGCGGGCACCCTAAACCGCGACGGAGCCCAATCGCAGACCTCATCGGCCGCAATGTGGCCGTAGATCCCATTGCAGCGGCGGAAGTGCACGCAGTCGCCGCAGGTCTTGCCTTCGGGAAGGTTTATGTCGTATTCGTCGCGCGCCTGGCGCTTGTACGGTTGGCGGTCGGTGGTCATGCTCCATCCCCTTTGCCCTGCTGGGCGGCAATGGCGGCATCGATACCGGCATCCCATTCCGCGCTGGTCGGCGGTCGCGTGTCGCCTACTTCGCTGGGAAGAGCAGCGGCGACGGTCAGCCGGAACTCGGTGTCCTCTGCCACCATCGCATCACGCCAGGTGCGATACCGCTGCGCATCCCGCGCATCGCCAGCAGCGGAAGCGGCAGCGCGCTGTACGAACTCGACCGACCGTTCCGTTGGCTTCTCGACTTCGATCCACGGGCCGAACCGGCTGCGCTGCTCGAAGTGATAGACCTTCGCATCGTCCTGTGCGCCCACCGGCACCGCATGCGCCCCGTTATAGATGCAGCGCGATCCCTGCCATACGCCTACGCTGACGCCGCGAGGGTCGGGGTCGAGGGATACGGTGATGGGAGCGTCCTGGGTGGTGGCGGGAGGGGTGGTCATCATGGTCAGCTCCAAATGTCGGCTCGGAATATCCAGATGGCAGCCAGGGCGATGTCAATCGCTAGAGCCGCCAGGGCATATGCAATGGGGTTGGGGCCGCCTGGAACGTCATCATCCGGCGGAGGGAAAGATTCGTTGGGCATGGAATGCTCCAGGCAAAATGGGGGCAGCCCTGCGATGGGCTATCGATAGGCTTTGGTCAGATCGGCGCTGACAGAATGGCCGCGCTTGCGCAAGGCATTCGCGACCAGTGCGCGGTCGCGGTGTCCGTCGGCATGGCGCAAAAGCCCGAGATAGCTGTTTCCCGTCTCGAAGACCTTTTCTTGCGGCAGCTCTTCGATGCGGCGCAAGGCGGTGCGGACGGACCTGCGGCGGACTTCTCGGCGCCAGGGCTTGATGACGTGTCCAGCGAAGTCGACGCCGCGATCGATGGGCTGGATGATCGTCTTGCGCGGGTTGAGTTCCAGGCCCAGCCGCGGCAGGTAGGAATTGACCGAGGCTAAGGCTTCCCGGAGCCAGTGCGCGGACGGGTGTAGCAGAATGAAGTCATCGACATACCGGACGTAATGCTTGCCGTGTAGCCGGTGCTTCACATGCTTGTCTAATCCGTCCAGCAGGATGTTGGCGAAGAACTGAGAGGACAGGTTGCCTATGGGGAGCCCGCAATGGTCTGGCGCTTCGCCCAAACGCTTATGCCTGGGCACCAGAGCCAGGGTGGCTGGATTGCCGCGTACCTCGACATCCGGCCGAGGGTCATGAAACAGGATCTGGGCCGCCAGCCGGCGCCACCAGTGTTCCGGGATCTTGCCGCCAACCCGAAGCCAGAGATTCCGCTTGTCGATGCTGACGAAGAAGTTGGCCAGGTCGGCTTTCAGGTACATCGCGGGCCTGGACCAGTTCTGCGTCACGCTGCGCACCTTCGATTCCAGGCGCTGGGCGGCGTACAGCGTGCCGCGCCCGGGAATGCACGCGCAGGAATCGGCAATGAACCCGGCCAGGAAGCGCGGGGCGATCTTGTTGTAAAGCAGGTGGTGAACCACCCGATCCCGGAAATCGGCCGCCCATACCTCGCGCGGCTTAGGGTGGGTGATCACAAAGCAGATCGAGCGGCCGGGGCGGTAGGTGCCGCTCCGGAGTTCGTCATCCAACTGGGCTAGGTTGCGCTCCAGGTTCATTTCAAAGCGCAGGGCGCTGGCCGTATTCCTTTTGAGCCGGCGGCAGTCGAAGTAAGCCTGCACCAGCTCCGCGAACGAATGGCTTGAATCCATAGAAACTCCGAGCATGATTTGCGGACGGGACGAACTCGGAACTCGTTGTTGCGGTTCCAGTTGTTGACGTTGCCGTTCTCGAAATTCACCGCCCAGGCGTTGTTGGAGCCGTAGGGCGAGACATCACGCTATCCACGTCGCCCCGCCGAAGGCTTGCCGGATCAGCGGGGAAACTGCGTGGGACCTGGGCGGCCTGAGCCGTTGGTTTCCTCTAGTGCGCATATCGGTGGCCTTGTGAGCCAGCGGCGTGACCAGATCATTAAGCGCGTTGGCCCTGCCGCCGTGACGACGGGGCAACAAGCGCATTCTCGGAGTGTTTCAGCCATCCGGTAGCCTGGCGGCCGATGCTGTCGGTCAGGGCTATCGCCTCGCCATACTGTCCACGCGAGATGAGCCGAAGATCGGACGCCAGCCGCAACGATAGGTTTGTCGCCTCGACCTCTTCCCGAAGGACCCGAATGATGGGCGGCCTATCGGCTGCGGAATTTGCGCGATACACCAGAATCACCAACTCAAAGCTCTGCTCATGCAGGCGCCTTCCAAAGGCAGCCTTGTAATTCCGGGGCATGTTGGCGACTAGTTTCTCCACCAACAGGCTCAGGTCATAGGTTGCCTTGTAGATCTTCGTATCGGTATGCAGGGCCATGGCGGTGGCGGGCTACGCCCGCAAAGGGTTAAAGGGGTGAAGCGATGATGCTGCGGACGGGACGAACTCGGAACTCGCCGTAGCGGAGCCAGTTGTAGACGCCGCCGTGCTCGAAATCCACCGCCCAGGCGCGGCAGGAGCCGTAGGGCTTGTTCGTCCAGTACCAGTCATCCTTGTAGAACAGGTCCGGCACGTTGATGTAGGCCAGCATCATGTCTTCCTGGTCCGGGGCACGCCAGTCGCCGCGGCCGTTGACTTCTCCCCGCTCTGCCACGGCCGAAGCCAGATCCTCGAATGCGACGTCTACCAGGTCGAATTCAGCGCCGCCGGGAATGACGATGTGATGGGTGGCGCCGTCGATGAGACGCGTGCCGATGAAAACGCCGCCCTGTTCGGGCCACTCTTGCCCGATGACGGGCACAGTCGTTGCTGTAGCGGTCATGCAAATCTCCTGCGGGCTGCGCCCGCTTAAGGGGTAAATAGATCAATAGGTGAATCTGCGGACGGGACGAACTCGGAACTCGCTGCTGCGGTCCCAGCAGTCGACGCCGCCGCTCTCGAAATCCACCGCCCAGGCGTCGTAGGAGCCGCAGGGCGTCGAAGTCCAGTACGGTTTTGGCTGGAACAGGTGGGGCAGGTTGGCAGCGATAATTTGCAATTCGCGCTTGGCCGGCAGATAGAAATCGGCATGACCATTAGCGCTATAGGCCTTGGCGGCCCGCGCCGCGGGATGGCTGCTGTTCAGGCGGAGCAGGGCGTTGGTGTTCACTAGCCCATCCCAGCTACTTGCCTGAATCTCGCCGTCGTCTGGGCTCCACTGATAGGTGCCCTGCAGGTCATCTTCCGCCACCACCAACCCGTACACGGTGCCGTCATCACCGAGAATGTCGCCGGCATAGATACCGCCTTGGCCGAGAAGGGCGGCGCCGATCAACGCAGGGCGAGCCAGCCCGGAAGGGGTTGAGCTGAGGCGTTCAAGAAGCGCGTCAAGCGCTATACGTGCGGGAACTTCCAGGCGCGAACCGCCGCCCAGATCCAGCTGGATCGTGTCGTTCATGGTTTTCCTAGGTGGGGGCGCTGAGGGCACCGCAGCATTGAGGGGTTACTACAGGTAGTGAGCTTTCCGGCCGCCCGGTTGCAAGAACGGGATGTCATCGGACATGTCGGCAGCACCTGCTGAAGCGCTACGGGCAGTTGAACGTTGTTGGGCAGGCCGTGCCGAATCGCTTCCATCTGGAGCATCGGCGGCATGCCCACCTTGCCCGTTGGGCTCACGTCCTCCCAGCATCTGCATCTGGTCGGCGACGACCTCGGTGCTGTAGCGGTCAGCGCCGGTGTCCTTGTCTTGCCACTTGCGCGTCTTCAGGCGGCCTTCGATGTAGACCGAGCGGCCTTTCTTCAGGTATTCGCCGGCGATTTCAGCCAGGCGGTTGTACATGACGACGCGGTGCCATTCCGTTTCTTCGCAGCGTTCGCCCGAAGCCTTGTCTTTCCAGGTGGAGGTGGTGGCAATGGAAAGATTGCAGATTGCCGCCCCTTCGGGGCTGTAGCGGACTTCCGGGTCGCGTCCCAGATTGCCCACGAGTATGACTTTGTTAACCGATGCCATGCCTAATCCTCTATGGGAGGCGCGAGGGCTGAATGCACCTCCCGCGCCAGATAATCCAACGTCAAGTCATTGAATATGGTGACGTGGCAATCGATAGCCTCAATTTCCGATTCGCTGCTGTGCGTCGGGACAAGCGTGTCAGAGGACCGGCGACGAATTCGCCATAGCTCTCCGCCAAGAGAGGCAGTCACGTAGGCCGCCTCATTGGGGTATCGGACGTCCGTGATGCATATCCGGCAGAATCCTGCCCTGAAAAGGGCGTTGACCCGCTCATTCGTCCGTTCCGTCCAGTACGAAGTGCCCTGAAGGGCGCGTCGATACTCAGTGCCCCAAAGCCGCATGATTTCCCGAGGGGAACGGCGTTTTGATACATCCTCGCCCAATTCCCTCATTCGCTCGATGAATCCGTTGTCCGTGCAATTCGAGATCCGCATCTGATTTGAGAACGCTTCCTTGAGCGACCGATCGGAAAGGATGAATGGGTCTATTGAGAACGCCTGAACGACTTCATCACGCAATGCATCCGCGAAGGCCACCCGGGCAAAGCCACGCGTTTCGGCCAGAATCGCTGCGCAGGTATCCTTTCCGGCGCCTGCGCGCCCGACGAGTCCGATAACTCGGTATTGCGGGAGTGGGTTAGGGGGCGGCATATGGCGCATCTGTTCAACCTCATCGTTGGGCTAGGTACTCGACGTAGGGGGAGTCGGGGAGGTCTGCGATCAGAACGGCGCCGTCTCGATTGCGCCATATGCAGGAGTATTTCTTCGTGTCTGGCGCCTGCACTAGCTCACCAGTTTTTCCGCAGCTCCTGGCGATCATCGTGGCTCGGCGTTGATCGTCCTCAGCAAACAGTCGTGCGTCCTTTGCGGCGACATGTTGACCTAGCGCGAAAATGGCGCCGATGGCAATGGCAACGGCCAGGGCGGCGATAACAGCGGTGGTGGTGGACTTCATTGAATGCTCCAAGAGCCTTCTCCGGGAGCGCTAGTGCGTCCCGGAAAGGGATGAACTGGTCAAGCGATGATGCTGCGGACGGGACGAACTCGGAACTCGTAGCGGCGGTCCCAGCGGCCGACGTAGCCGTCCTCGAAATTCACCGCCCAGGCGGTGCCGGAGCCGTAGGGCGTCGACGTCCAGGTGTACTCGCTCTCGCTGTTGAAGCCTTCCACTGCCACTACCTGCAGCAGCTCGCGATGGGACGGCAGGTAGAAATCCTTGTGGCCGTCGGCCGTGTATTCGGACGCAGCCAGGGCTGCAGGATGGCTGCCACGCTCCAGCAGCTTGCGGGTATTCGCGGCGCCGTCCAGATCCGAGTAGCCTTCCAGCTTGTCGCCGTAGCCGCCAAATTCAAAGTCGCCACCCAGCGGAGCCGCCGCCACGAACAGATGGCGGCCTTGCGCCGTCTGGCCGATGTAGATGCCGCCTTGGCCTTCGGCGTACTGTCCAACCACAAATTGGTGGTCCATTGGCAAATCTCCTGATGCCTCATAAGGCGGTTAGTTAACGAAGTGCAAACCACTCCCACCAGACGACACCACGCCCCGGTGTAAAGCCCCGGTTGTCGTACCCACTTTTCGCGTGTTGAAAATTGACGTGGTGCAGCGTGGCTAAGGCGCTGCCGTGATGTCGTCTGGAGGGAGTCCCCGTCTTTCCGGGGTGTCCGCCGCTTAGGGTATATGCGGCGCCGTCGTGAAGGCACGGCCCTTCCCAACCTCCTGGCCTTTAACGTCGCCAGGGCGGACGCCTACTCGCTGCACACTAGTGGCCACGTTTTCCCCGGTTCAGACCTAGGAAGACCGGCCGCGGCATAGAGCATCTACTTTGGATATCGAGGGCTGCCACTTGCGGACCTGCGGGACCTCGGCTACGGTCACATCGCAATCAAGGAGGAGACATGGCAAAGCCGTTTGAGCTATATCGCGAGGTGATGGTAGAGAGCTACGTGCCCGACATGAGATCGGGTTTGCGTGGGAAAGTGCATATACGCCCAGTCGAGGGACAGGGGTACGCGAAGGATCTCCACGTCGAATGCTCCAAATCGCTATCGCGAGACTATCCAGTTGGCACCAGATTCATTCTGCAAGCCAAGCTCACTGATCGGGAGGATGGCGGGGAGTATCTCTACAGCTCATATCGTTGGGCCTTCACTGTGGTGAAACCCTAGCATTCATATGCCTGCGTCCTGTCACAGCGCAGGAATGTCAGTGCTGCAGGAGTCGAACGATTCTCGGCCCGCTTTCGTTCGGCTTGTTGCAGTGCTTGGCCATCGCATGCCAGAACTTGACTTGTTGATGCTGCCCTCGCCTGAACTTCCGATCCCGGAACAAGCGGCGTTCAGTAGAGCGTGAATTGAGGCCCATGTTGTCTCCTCGTCCATTCGTCAGCTTGCTCATAGAACAAGCTGGAGTCCTAGGAGACACGCCAGATTCGTACGCCGTTTGGAACGGAACGCGCCGTGAACACTTGGCCGTGGTTTTTCCCGTAGAAGGACGCTGCGCGTTGCGCCGAAGCCTTCCTTCTCTCGTCGACCACGAATGAGTCACCGACATTCATGTCCCGAAAGGGGTACAAACCCCGGCGTCCCTTGGTGTAGCTGGGGACTGGGATGCCCCGTTCGATTTGAATTTTCATCCTCGATCTCCAGGTTCATGGGTCATCACACGTGAATCACAGCACTGGCTACCAGTGGCGATTCAAATGTGGCCTCGATAGAGGCTCATTTGCGTCCCTTGCTCGCAGCGTCCACGTCTCCCAAGGGGTACTCGTCGTGGCGATCCGGTCCACCAGGTTGCAGCCCTGGCTAGGCAATTCCCGCGTGGTTCACCACCACTCTTACGGTCTGGGCATCCGGGCTTTCTCTCTCGGCGGGGCCACCGCCTGTACCGATACAGCTTCGCGTTGCTGGGCTTGGCCTCTAAGCGGTGCGATGTGCTGCAGTGATTCCATTGAACCATGGTTCATTTATAAAAGTCAACCATGGTTCAGTGTTGGGCATAAAAAAACCGCCCATAGGCGGATTTGGTCGAGTGTTGGAAGACTAGATGGCGATCCAGATGACGCAGGCAATGATTGCTACAACGCAGGCGGTATACAGCACCTTCCAGGCGCCCATGTCTTTAAGCTCAGACACCAAAGACGGATCGTCGACGACAGCCTGGGACAAGGATGGGACCGCGAGCTTGCAACCGCAATAGCGGCAGGCACGGGCTTCCTTAAGGATCAACTCTTTGCAGTCGGGGCACTTGACGTGCGTGGAGGGATTGGGGCGCTCTGCCCGGCGGCAAAGATTTGCGCTGAGCAGAAGAATGATGCCAGCCAGCAAGGGGCTGATTAGGGAGGCTAGCAGGAACCAGCCAAAACCGCTTCGCCCGCGGCCAGATGCGATCATGCCCACGACGAGCGCGAACAACAACCAGAAGAAGATGATTGTGATCATGACGCGATTCTAGCGTCTCCGACGCTTCCAGCAATCGCTAAGAACGAACCCATTGCCCCGCTTCGTCGTCCCGAAGCCTCGCGCCTGACCATACGACCTGCCCAAGTATTCGAACTGGCGAGCCGCTCTCTAGAGGTATGTCGTAGTAGGCGGGATTGAACGAGCGCGCAACCCAGCGTCCGGTGAGCTTGTCGCGTGCTACGGTCTTTACGAGCATCTTGCCGTCATAGTTGATCGCGTAAACGCCGCCCGTTGCCACGTCCTGCAGCGTTAGATTCTCGTTGGGAACGACGAGCAGCGCGGCGCCGTCACGAATGACCGGCTCCATGCTGTCGCCTTTTGCATACACCACACGCGCCTTGCCGCCATCCGCCCCGACTTCCTTCAGGAAGGATCGCCGGAATTGGATCATCCCCGTCTGTTCTTCGGTCTGATTCTCGATGCCATCGCCCGCGGCGAGACGCACCTCTGCAAGCTCTGGCACCTTTTCAAACTTGTCATTGGCGGCATGAGGTTCGCCAGGCCCAACGTTAGCGATCACGCCGGTCTGGGTGCTGATCCGAATTTTTGGATTGCGCTCCGCTTGGCTGGTCGTATGGCCACCCTCCCAGGGCGCCGGAGGCAAGCCTGGTATCCGCATAGGGAACGGGTCATCGGTGTTGTCCATGTCGACCAGGCCGCCCGGCTTGTGAGCGCGCAGCGGGATGACGGCAGCGGCAGGCATTGGAGGCTGCTGTGGCGCTACCTGTATTCCTAATTTCATCTGGGCGATAGCCAGGGCAATCGCGCCTTCGAGCTGCTTCATTCTGCTATCGGACAGTTCGCGGACTTGATCTTCCGGAATGGTCGAGAAAGGCCAGGGGGACGGCTGCGGTGCGGAGATTACGCCCGACTTCATGTCACCTTCGCCCAGAGCTAACCAGTCACTGGAAACGCCTAGAAGCCTAGCTGCCAGGGCATTGTTTGCCGCGTTAAAGGCGGTCGATTTCCCATCGATCACCTTCTTCACGGCTTGATAGGACGTGTCCAAGCCTTCTGCCAATTTGGACGCAGAAACGTTCGCCGACTTCATTGCGGCGGCAAGGCGATCGCGATACTCAACCATAGTTGTAAAAGTAGCCGATTTTGTACTAACCATAGTTGCTTTTGGTTCATGAACTATGGTTCAATAAGGCATGAAAAAAGCCGAAGCCATCCGTCTTCTAGGCGGAACCGTGACATCAGCAGCCAAGGAAATTGGCATCACGTATCAAGCCGTCGACAAGTGGCCTGATGAATTGACGCGAGCCATTGAAGACCGCGTTATCGCAGCCCTAGCTCGACGGTCGATGCGTCCTGAGCTGCTTGGGCTTCCTGCCAAGCCTCGGAGTTGAGGTAAAGCCGCCGTGGTTGGCGCTTCGTAGTCCGGTTGATGAGTTGTTGTTGTCCATGCGGTGAATCTTAGTTGCGCCGCACAAGTACCGAAACGCTGAAACTCTAGGGAATCCAACGTAATGACCTGCCAATACACCACTACCCACTGGCGTGATGCTTTGTACAACGCTGTGCGTGCTGCTGATGGCGGCGTTGTCGCGGCCGCTCAGTTCTTAACTGAGCGCCGGGATACCTCGATTCATCACGAATCGGTTCGCCGCAAGCTGCGTGGTAACGACTCGATGGACGTCGAGATGGCTGTCCTGCTGGCCGAGTTCGTCAGCAAGGATCGCAACGTTCATGAGCGTGCGAACGATTGGTTGCTCTCGCTGTGCGCCCAGGAGGGGCTGCACGTCGACGATGTGCCGGAAGCTCCTGCAGGCGGCTGGGAGAACGAAGCAAAGGCCCTGCAGGACAAGTTCCTCGCGCTGGCGACTGAAATGGGCAAGATCGCCGCGGTCACGGCGCAGACCACAGCGGACAGTCAGATAGATCAAGCTGAGGCGGACCAACTGGTTCCCCTGCTGCGCGCAACCCGTGTCTTGTTGCACCGTATGGAGCGCAACGTCTTGCGCGCTGCGAGCAAGTGAGCCCGAGATGAAGGGACGCGCCCCCACCGCTACCGAGAGGAAATTTCACGACATGCTCTGTAGCGTCGTGGGCTGCGCCGCTTGTCGCTTTGGCCACAACGTGATCACTCATTACGTGAGCGTTCATCACCAGCGGGGGCGCGTTCGTCCTCTCGCCCATTACTTCGTCCTGCCTCTCTGCGCGGGCCACCACCAGGCAGGGACTGGCGCCAACTGGATGATCGCCGTCCACCCCGATAAGGCCCGGTTCGAACAGCGCTATGGAGAGCAGGAGCACCTTCTGCGCCTTTGCGTGTTGTTTCTGCTGGCCTCCGGTCAGGACGTTCCGGAGTTGGCGCTTACCGCCGCGGAAGTGGATAGGGATGTCGCAGACCGAGTGGCTTCCCTGGCTGAATTAGGGGGCGCAAGAGCATGAATGTGCATGGATACATCGTCCCCGATGCCGCTATCGACGCCGGCCTTGAGTTTATGCGCGCTGGGTCGACCTTTGACTGCAAGAAGCTGGGGAAGGTGATTGGTCGGCATTTCCCGTTCCAGAAGGCTGCCATGAGCCCGGAGGGCCATCGCACGGTCTGCCTGGATGCTGCCCACCGCCTGATGCGCGAAATGCGCACTGAACTTGAACTGGTTCACCGCAGCACTTTCCGTACCGAACACCACCATTACCGCTGGCGCACGGCCGCCTAACGCTGGAGCGAAGATGAACGCACTCATCATTTCCACCACGGCAATTCGTCAGGACCACGAAGGGCGATTCAGCCTGAATGACCTGCACCGGGCAGCGGGGGCGCAGTCCCGCCATCAACCGGGCAAGTATCTGGAGAACCAGTCTTCGCAAGAACTGATCGCCGAACTCCAGGGCGAGGTCGGGATAACCGGAATTCCGGTTATTCAATCAAAACAAGGGCTTGGCACTTTTGTCTGCAAGGAATTGGTTTACGCATATGCCATGTGGATCAGCCCGGCCTTCCAGCTCCGGGTAATTCGGGCCTTCGAATCGCTGAGCTTGGGGGCGCCCGAGGTCCCGCGAGATTTTGCCGCTGCCCTCCGTTTGGCCGCAGACCAGCAGGAAGAGATCCAGAGCCAGCGCCGACAGCTCATTGAGCAGCAGCCGAAGGTCGAGTTTGCGGAGGCGATCCGTAAGACGGTGGACTCGATCAGCATTGCCGACATGGCCAAGCTGCTGGGTACCGGCCAGAATCGCCTGTTTCGCCAGCTGCGTGCGGATCAGGTCTTGTTGCCCGACAACAAGCCGTATCAGGAGTACCTGGACCGGGGCTACTTCCGCCTGGTGGAAATGCCATGGCGTGACGAAGAGGGCAGCGTCCATGTGTCGTTCAAGACGCTTGTGACCGGCAAAGGGCAGGTTTGGCTGCAGCGGAAGTACGCCGCACCGTCGAACGTTGAGCCGGCTTGCCTTGAAGCTTACGCGTGATCCCCGCTATGTCAGCCGTCATCCTATCTATGCCAAACGCGCCCGCCGCCTCTCCCCAAGTGGAAGATGGCTTTACCCGCATCTCCAATGAGCTGCTGGGGGCGCTGGTGCTGGCCGACTTGAGCAAGCAGCAGTGGGAAGTGCTGATGGCCATCGTCCGAAAAACCTACGGGTTCAATAAGACCGAGGACGACATCGCATTGTCCCAGCTGTCTACGATGACCGACGGCGACCGTGGCAACCATAGCCGGGTGATCAATAGCCTGGTCAAGCGCCGCATTCTGAACCGTGCCAAGGGACGCCATAGCTTCACCCTGGGGCTTAACAAGGACTATTCCCAATGGGGGCTGAAGAACGGCCGGGCAGAACTGGTGCGGACGCATTGGAGGGGAGTTTCCGCTGCGCCTGCTGTTGTAACTCCTACAACAGCAGATGATGAACAGGGTTGTAACTTCTACAACTCTACTGTTGTAGAACCTACAACTTTGCTGTTGTCAGACTTACAACCACAAAAGACAACTCCAAAAGAAACTATCAAAAGACAAAAAGAAGAAAACACTTGCGCTCCGCAAGCGGATCGCGGCGAGTCGTTCGACGATGCACGAGCAGATCAGAAAGATCGGGCCGTGACTGCATCCGAAAGCACACGAGCAGGCCGAAAGGGCCGGGCCATGACTGTGCTAACTGCCGAACAGCTGGTTCGGTTCGAGAAGTTCTACGACGCCTACCCCCGCAAGCGTAGCCGTATCGCAGCAGAGAAGGCGTTTGCCAAGCTGAACCCGGATGACGCTTTGCTTGCCGACCTTCTGGAGGCGGTAGAGCGCTCCAAGCTGACTGCGCAGTGGAGTGACCCTACCAAGATCCCGCATCCGTCCTCATGGCTGAACGCGGGGGCGTGGCAAGACGATATCGAAACGGAGTACGGCGCCAGGGAGCGGGAGGTCATCGACTCGTTCAACTCGACGCTGGGTGCGGAAATGGGAGTTATCGAACCGGCCATCTTTTCTGAGCGCCGTGCCGGAGCCATACGCGCTTTCCTGAGGCTTTCCGACAAGCCCGAATTCTGGACTCGGTTTTTCCCCTGGATCCGGGACAACTGCACGCTGCCACCTCATGCCGGCTTTGACTGGCTTATCTCGCCGGACGGCTTCAGCAAGGTTCGCGGTGGCCAATTTTCAAAGGAAACACGATGAATGCTGTACAGCGCGGCCAGCCACCCCACAACCTCGACGCTGAACAGGCGATATTGGGCGGTCTCATGCAGGACAACGGTGCGATAGACCGGTTGGGCGACCTGGGGGCGCAGCAGTTCTATCACCATGCGCATAGGCTGGTGTACGAGGCCATCTCGTCGCTGGTGATGCGCTGCCGCCCGGCGGATGTGGTCACTGTCCACGACTTCCTATCGGCTTCAGGCCGAGCTGAAGCGGTCGGAGGGGCTGTCTACTTGACCGAGTTGGTGGCCGCAACCCCCAGTGTCGCGAACATTGGCCGGTACGCGGATATCGTCCGCGAGTGCGCGCTATTGCGGGAATTGGCCGGTACTGCCGATCGGGTTCATGAATTGGTCGCAGACCGGCAGATGCCGGCGGCGGAACTCCTTGATGCGGCGCAGGCAGAGTTCGGAAAGCTCGCGATGGGAACGGTCAAGAACGAGCCGATTTCCATTGCCGAGTCCGTGACGTCGTTTCTCGATGATCTGGATGGTCGGGTTCATGGATCCGTTTCCCATCCTGGCATTCCGACCGGTATTCAGGCGTTGGACGACCTGCTGAACGGAGGCCCATGCCGTGGGGACCTGATCGTAATCGGTGCGAGGCCTGGTATGGGCAAGTCCGCGCTCGCAGGGACGATCGGATGCAACAACGCCGAATCCGGCCATTCGGTCATGTTCTGGTCCGGGGAAATGCCCACTCGGCAAGTCACGGGGCGCGCCGTTGCGAACTGGGGTCGCGTCTCGGCCAAGAAGATTGGCGCGGTGAAGCCCGAGCTCAGCACGGACGATTGGGCTCGGTTGACAAGGGCCGCTCAGATCGCCAGCGATGCCAAGTTCTTTGTCGACGATGAGGCAGGACTGACCCTTCAGTCATTGGCAATTAAGGCCCGTGCTGTGCATAGGAAGCACGGCCTTGATGTGCTCTTTGTCGACTACATCCAGCTTATGGAAGGCTCCGAGGAGAAGAGGCATCTTCAGATCGAGGCCATTACCAAGGGACTCAAGAGATTAGCTAAGCAACTGAACATCGTTGTGTATGCCCTATCCCAGTTCTCTCGGGACATCGAGAAGCGCAGCAACAAGCGCCCAATGCTGTCCGACTTGCGAGATGGCGGCTCCATTGAACAGGACGCAGACATCGTCATTGCTCCCTATCGTGAAGAGCAGGACAACCCGGATACGGATCGCAGGGGCTATGCCGAGATCTACATCCTGAAGCACCGAAATGGGTCGATCGGAATGGTCCCGGCAGCTTATCGGGGCGACTACCTCCGATTCGAAGACTACTCAGGGCCAGCCTTCTCCAAGTCGTCTGCATCGCCGCGGGGACGGAAATCCTTCAATGACTCGGAGGCGTTCTGATGGAACAGACGGATTTCCGCAGATCAGATAAATGGCGCGTGGAGTGCGAGGCGAGGCACGTCCTCTCACTTCCTTTCTCAGATCGTGAGCCTTACCTAGCCCTTGTCAGTAGGCGCCGCGGCCCGAATGGCCGAATGTCGCTTGAGGCAGAGGTAAAGCGTCAATTCGTGGCGCTAAGGCGGGCCGCATGACTACGTGGCTGCCTAAGTCCAAGCGAGCGCGATCCGCCAAGTATCGAAACAAGAAAACCGAGCGAGACGGCATTGTGTTCGATAGCAAACGCGAGGCGGAGCGATACGGACAACTGAAGCTGCTTGAGCGGGCCGGGAAGATCCATGGCCTGGCGCTGCAGCCAAGCTTCACCCTGGTCGATAGCCGTCGCAATGCCTTTGGGAAGGTTGAGCGCGCAGTGGTCTACATCGCCGACTTCTTGTATTTCGAAGGCGATTCTCGTGTTGTTGAAGATGCAAAGGGGGTCCGTACTCCCGACTACGTCATTAAACGAAAGCTCATGCTGGATCGGCATGGCATTACTGTGAAAGAGGTCTGATATGGCACTCCCGAGAAGCGTGGAAGATTCCAACAAGCAGATGCGCACGGCGGCGATACAACGTCTGCGGGTTGAGTTCGGCGTCAAACTGACCAAGCACAACCGATGCTCGACCCGTATTGCGGAAGCGATTCGCCAGGTTGAGCCGGTACTTCAGTCAGACGATCCAATGCTACTGATTCGCGCATGGGTAGGGCTGAAGCCTTCCGACGTGGTTCCGGGCAGACAGGCCCACGAGACAGGCCGGCCATACACGTTCGATAGCCAGATGCGCCATGCGGCATCTCGCGTGCAGGGAATGCCAAAGCTGATGTCGATGAGCAGCAGCGTCTTTTACAACTCGGAAGTCGCCTGATGGGCGCGCTCTTTCCCAAGTGGGCTATGGGCGACCCGGCCCTGGTCTGCGAGCGGCTTCAGGGGATAGAGCGCCGGCCGAGGCAGCCGCCCAGATTGAGCCGGCAGGAGCAGGCAAGGAAAGAACTAGAGCAGCTATTCAGCGAGGATTACATGACGAAAGACGAAAGCGAACAACTGGAAGAACTGCTCATGACCTGGTACCACTGGGCCAAGGCGCATCGGGAGCATCTGGGGCATAGCCGCGTCGCGCCAGGGTTCCAAGGCGTGTCCGACATGGACGCCTATGGGGATGACGACGACACCGACGCGAAGCTGAACCGGTACACCGCGGAACAGGTTGATGTCTGCCTGAGTACGCTGCCGGTTGACCTGCGCGCCGCTGTGGGGATCAGCCTGCGCAACAAGGATGTGCCGAACCAGGTGTTCCGCAACCCGCGCTGCAGTGTGGAGGAACAGCAGCACCGCTACCAGGTAGCCAAGGAAATGCTGCTCCCGATGTTGCGGCGGCGAGACATGATTAAGGTGATCGCGTGAGGGGTTGCAATGCGTACTGGCATAGGTACCATGCAATCCAAGTGGACGGCGCTCGTCCATAGGAAACGAAGCCTCGGCAGATGCCGGGGCTTTTTGTATTGAGGCCGCCAAGTGAATCCACCTAAATCGAAAGCGCCTCTTCCTCCACCTGGATGGAATGGGCCACGACCGACCCAGTTGGACCGCATAGAAGCCAAGCTCGACGCCCTGCTGGATGCCCTTGCAGATGAAGGCGAAGAGATGGACCGGCCCGAGCTAACGCTTGATGGCGAGGAAGTAGGCGGCGAGCGAGACGATTCCCAGCCGCTATGAGCAGCCAACCCTGGAGCGCTTGGTACAAGACCTGGCGCTGGCAGAAGCTGCGGGAGCGGCACCTGCGGGCGCATCCCTTGTGTGTGATGTGCCAGGCAGAGGGAAGGGTGACAGAGGCAAAGGTGTGCGATCACATCGAGCCGCACAAGGGAGATCCAGAGAAGTTCTGGAACGGCCCCTTTCAGTCACTGTGTAAGACGCACCACGACTCAGACAAGCAAGCGCTCGAGAAGTCCGGGCGCCTGAAGGTGCAGATCGGGGTGGATGGCTACCCCATAGAGGGTTCGCGCCGCCCTCTGATGCCCTGCGGAAATGAGAAAAATTCTCATCCATGGGCGTAAATGTTACAAATGGCCGGGGGGGAGGGGTGCTCAAAAAATGAGCAACGCGACCAAGACCGGCCGCTCAACTCTTTTTTCATAAACGTCCAGAAAAAAGCGGGACGCAGTTAAAGGCAAAATGGCACAACGCGGCAGGAAGTCTCAGGCTGAACTGATGACTTCGGCCCAAGTTGCGTCCGTTTCCAGCGATTCACGACTTCGAGCCCCGTTACACATCACGGATGCCGAGAGGATGGTTTGGGCGGAAGTGGTCAATGACCAGCCGGCGTCTGCCTTCTCACCCACCCATAGCCCCTTGCTGGAACAGTACTGTCGTCACGTTGTCCAGGCCCGATTGCTGGCTGACGAGATCATGAACTTTGATCGCGCTTGGTTGGCCGATGATGATGGGCTGAAACGCTATGATCGACTGTTGGCTATGCAGGAGCGGGAGGGGCGCGCGGCGTCTTCATTGGCAACACGTCTGCGCATCACGCGCCAGGCAACTGCCGACCCGAAGACGGTGGGCCGCGCGAATGGTCGGCAAGCAAAGTCTAAGAAGCCTTGGGAACTCGTCGACGGTTGACTCGGGGCGACCGCAACATTGCCTGGATTGAGCAGTACTGCCGAATCCCCGAAGGCAAGTTGGTAGGTAAGCCGGTAAAGCTGACGAAGCACCAGCGTGGTTGGATCAAGCAGATTTACGACAGTCCGACGCGGCTGTTCATCCTGAGCATGGCCCGGAAGAACGCCAAGACGGCGCTATCGGCGTTCCTCCTGCTTCTGCACTTGTGCGGGCCGGAGGCGAAGCCGAATAGTCAGCTTTACAGCGCGGCGCAGTCCCGGGAGCAGGCGGCTATCTTGTTCGCTCTGGCGGCAAAGGTCGTCCGGATGTCGCCAGACCTGTCGGAATACGTGCTGATCCGGGACACGGCCAAGCAGTTGTTTTGCACCGAGATGGGAACGCTGTACCGGGCGTTATCGGCTGAGGCCAGTACAGCTTATGGACTCAGTCCCGCTTTCACGATTCATGACGAGCTGGGCCAGGTGCGAGGCCCTAGATTCGAGCTGTACGAGGCACTGGAGACGGCGAGCGCGGCGCAGGATTCCCCACTGTCGATAGTGATCAGCACGCAGGCACCGACTGACGCGGACTTGCTTAGTCTGCTGATCGACGATGCTCTGACTGGTGCGGATCTGCGGCAGAAGGTTATTTTGCACACGGCTCCGATGGACCTGGAGCCATTCTCCGACGAAGCGATCAGGGCGGCGAATCCGCACTTTGACGACTTCATGAATCAGGACGAGGTGAGGCGCCAGGCGGCAGACGCCAAGCGCATGCCGAGCCGTGAGAACTCCTACCGGAATCTGATCCTGAATCAGCGGGTGGAGGCGCACAGCCCATTTGTATCCCGGGCGATCTGGGAAGAGAACGGCGCGCAGCCGGAGCGGTTGGAAGGCAAGACGGTCTACGGCGGTCTGGACTTGTCCAGCGTGTCAGATCTGACGGCCTTGGTGTTGGTGTCGGAAGAGGGTGACGTCCATCCCCGCTTCTGGCTGCCCGAGGAAGGGTTATCGGAGAAGTCCCGAAATGACCGGGTGCCATACGACGTGTGGGCCGATCAGGGGCTGCTACTGACCACTCCGGGTCGAGCGATCGAGTACGAATTCATCGCCCACGAATTGCGCAAGGTTTTCGATACCTGCAACGTCGTGGCATTGGCCTTTGACCGCGCCATGATGCGGTTCCTGAAACCCTGGCTAGTCCGGGTTGGGTTTACGGAAGAGGAACTGGCGAAGTTCGTAGAGTTCGGCCAAGGGTTCATGTCTATGAGTCCCGCGCTGCGCGAACTGGAAGCACGATTGCTCGGAGCCAAGCTGAAGCATGGCGAACACCCCGTGCTGACGATGTGCGCAATGAACGCCGCAGTCGTCCAGGATCCGGCGGGAAATCGGAAGTTCACGAAGGCGAAGTCGTCAGGTCGTATAGACGGCATGGTTTCGCTGGCAATGGCGGTGGCGGCGATGCCTCAAGAGCAGGCACCCACGCGCAAACTCATTCTGGCAACAGCAGGCTGATATGTGCCAAGGCTGCATCAACCGGCAACGGAAATTGGTCGCGTGGCTCTGTCGGCGCGGCATGACAAGTATGTGCGAGAAGGCTAAGGCTCGTCTCGCGAAGATGGAGGAATCCAAAACATGACGAACCGAGCCTATAGCCTGCTTGAAATCAAGGCAATTGACGAGGATAAGCGAGAAATCTCCGGCGTCGCCACGACCCCTGAGCCTGACCGCAGCGGCGACATTGTCGAGCCTCTGGGAGCCAAGTTTGCGCCGGTTATCCCCTTGCTCTGGCAGCACCGTCACGATATGCCCATCGGGGAGGCTCGGCTGAGCGCGCCTACCAAGTCCGGCATTGGCTTTGTCGCGAGCATTGCAAAGATCGCTGAGCCGGGTCCACTGAAGGACATCGTGGATATGGCATGGCAAGCGATCAAGGCGCGCTTGGTCAAAGGTACTTCCATCGGGTTCAATCCGACTGCTTTCGACTACATGAGCGAAGGCGGTATTCGTTTCCGTGAGTACGAAATCTACGAGCTGAGCGCCGTTACTGTGCCGGCCAATGCCTCGGCGACCATCCAGGCGATCAAGTCGTTGGATCGGCGCATTTTGATTGCTCGCCCGGTGTCTCTCATTAAGAGCACCACTCAACCCCCAAATCTTAACGGCGCCGTCCGACTGGTCCGCGCCTAACTTTTGATCCGCCGCCTGCCGTTGCACGCCGGCCGCACTGATCAGCCCTAAACGAGCCGCCCACGAGGCGGCTTTCTGACATCTGAACCGTCCGCGTGGCGGTTTTTTCATTTGAAGGAGACGTCATGAAGACGTTTGCTGAGCAAGTTGCCGACCTGCAGGCCACCCGAACCGCCAAGGTCGAAGAATCGAAATCCATTGCCCGAAAGGCTGCTGACGAATCCCGTTCCATGGATTCGGGCGAGGCCGAGCAATTCGACACGCTGCAAGGCGAGATCAAGCGGCTGGACGACGACATTGCCCGCTATTCCCGCCTGGCCGACATCGAGAAAGCGGACAAGGCGAGCGCCAAGCCCGTCGACGGCAAGGAAAAGTCGGACAAGATCGCCCTCGGTGGCGCCGACCGACTGCCGGTTCAGGTGAAGAACACCGAGAAGCTGGACGCCGGTATGGGCTTTGCCCGGGTTGCCCGGGTCAAGGCCGTCGCCCACGTCCAGCATATGGATCCCGTCCAGATCGCCAAGTCGCTCTATCCGGACGACGAAAAGCTGATCGGCTCCTTCATCAAGGCAGCAGTGCCGGCCGCAAACTCTGGCAATGCTGGCTGGGCTGGCAATCTGATCCTGGACGGCGGCGCCTATTTCGCCGACTTCGTGGAGTATCTGCGCGCTCGCACGGTGGTTGGCCAAATCAGTGACCGACTTCGCCGCCTGCCGTTCGACACTCCGGTGCTGATCCAAAGCACGGCCGGCGCCGCCAAGTGGGTCCGCGAGGGTGCCGCCAAACCGCTGACGAGCTGGACCTACACCAAGGCGAAGCTGGAGCCGCTCAAGGTGGCTGCCATCGCCGCGGCGACCAAGGAGATGCTCAACCGCGCGTCTACGGCGGCTGACGCTCTGATCCGTGACGAATTGGGCCGCGCCGCCAGCGCTGCCATCGACGGCACCTTCGTCAGTGCAGCTGCGGCTGTGGCGGGCGAATCGCCGGCCGGTATCCGAAACGGTACGGCGGCAATGACCCTGACGGGTGACGGCAGCATCGAGGGTATCCGTTGCGATGCCGCCGCCATGCTCAAGGAACTGGTGGGCGACAACCTGTCGATTTCGGGCGCGTTCTGGGTCATGCCGGAAACGGTCGCCATCGACTTGGCCACCGCGATCACTCCGCTGGGTGCTCCGGCCTTTCCGGGCATGACGCCTACTGGCGGTACGTTCTTGGGCCTGCCGGCTTTCGCCTCGCAGTACACGCCCACGGATTCGTCCGGTTCGGTGGTCATGCTGATCAAGGGTGACGAAATCTTCCTGGGTGACGAAGGCGGCATTCAAGTCTCGATGTCCGACCAAGCGTCGCTGGTGATGGATGACTCCCCGTCCATGAACAGCACGACGCCCACGGCTGCCCAGGTCGTTTCGATGTTCCAGACCAACAGCGTCGCCTTCCTTGTGGAGCGCTTCCTGAACTGGCAGAAGCGCCGCGCCCAGGCTGTCGTCTGGGCTTCGGTGAACTGGAACGCCTGCGCCTAATCAGCCGTCAGGTTCAAGGGGCTTCCGAAGGGAGGCCCCTTCTGCAAGACGAAAAGGACTGACATGCAAAAAGTGACCTTCACCTACAAGAACGGGCGTGAACGGATGCTGTCTGCCCGCGATGCCGAACTGCTGCAGCGTTTGGGAAAGGGCACCTACCTGACCCGAGACATGGAGGCTGCGCGTCCCTTGGCCGTCGTAGTGCCTGTCGCTGACAACAAGGACGTCGATCTGGATAGCCTGGATGGTGACGCCCTCCACGCGATCGCCCGTGAGCGAGGCGTGAAGGTGCATCACAAGGCTGGTGCGGATAAGGTGCGCGCCGCCCTCCGAGAGGCCGCCGAGTGAAGATTCTCGGGTTCACCTTCGGGCGTCAGAAGGCGATGGAGGCCGTGGGCGGTACGTGGCGCAATGCCTGGCGGATCATCAGCGAGCCTTTCACTGGCGCGTGGCAGCGCAACATTGAGGAAAAGCAGGGTGACCTGATCACCTATCCGACGCTGTACGCGTGCATCTACCGCATCTCGTCGGACATCGGGAAGCTGCCCTTTTCTTTGCGCAGCCGCGATGCTAACGGCGTGTGGACCGAACTTAGCAACTCGACTTACGACCCGGTATTGCGTAAGCCGAACGGATTTCAGACGCCTGCTCAGTTCCGCGAATACTGGATCATCACGAAGCTGACGCAAGGGAACGCCTACATCCTGAAGCGCCGGGACGGTCGAGGCGTGGTGACGGAACTGTATGTGCTGGATCCTGAGCGTGTGCTGCCGATGGTTTCCGATTCTGGAGCTGTGTTCTACCAGCTGCAGACCGACAAACTGAACAGCCTGCCCGATGGGTACCCCGCCGAAAACCTGATCGTTCCGGCCAGCGAGATCATTCACGACCGCTGCATGACGGTTCACCATCCTCTTATCGGTGTTCCGCCCCTGGCCGCAGCCCATTGGCCCGCGCTGAAGAACATGAAGATCATGCGCTCGGCAACGGAGTTCTTTGCGAACAACGCGCAACCGGGTGGCCTGCTGACGGCCCCGGCTGGCATGTCAGAAGACGATGCAAAGGCGGTCCAGAGCTACTGGAACACGGAGTTCTCGGAAGGTAAGTCCGGCAAGGTGGCCATCATCGGCGCGGACATGAAGTTCACGCCTTTTGCGATGAAGAGCATCGACGCTCAAATGATCGAGCAGATGCGCTACAGCGACGAGCAGATCTGTCAGCCGTTCGGGATTCCGCCGTTCAAGGTTGGGATCGGGACCATTCCGTCCGGCCTGGGAGTCGATGGTGTGAACCTCATGTACTACAGCGATGCGCTTCAGGCTCCCATTCAGCATATGGAAGACCTGCTGGATGATGGCCTCAAGGTTATCCGCCCGCTCGGTATCGAGCTGGATACGGAGCCGCTGTTGCGGATGGATGAGGCGAAGAAAGCGGAGATCAACACGAAGCTGGTAGGCGGGATGATCAAGACTCCTGACGAAGGGCGCCGGCCGTTCAACCTGGCTCCTACTGCTGGTGGTGACACGCTGTGGGGTCAAAACCAGGATTACCCGCTGGGCATGCTGGCTGACCGTAAAGAGTGGGATCCCGCCATGCAGCCCGCGGCTACTCCTCCCGCCGTTGCGCCCGAGCCGGATCCTGAGTTGGAAAAGCTGAAAGCCTTTGCCTATACCCAAAAGGCCATCGGCCAACTGATGAAAGTCGTGGAGCCTACTTACCATGTCGTTTGATCCTGAACTGTTCGGCAAAGCCATGGGCGAAGCGATCATCAAGGCCGTGCAGCCGCTAAAAGACGAGATTGGGCGTTTGAAAGCCCAACTCGCCGAATTGCCGAAACCGGAGGCCGGGAAAGATGGCGTTGATGGCCGTGACGGCAAAGATTGCGACATGGGAGCCGTCAAGCAGATGATTGACGATGCCGTGAAGTCCATACCGGTTGTGAATGGCAAGGATGGGGCTAATGGGAAGGACGGCGAACCCGGTGCCAAAGGCGAAGACGGCCAGAAGGGCGCGGACGGCGTTGGGATGGCCGGAGCCATGATTGACCGTGAGGGCGCATTGCTCGTCACGATGACCAATGGCGAGGTCAAGAATCTTGGTCCGGTGGTTGGATCGAACGGTCGTGACGGCAGTGACGGGAAGGATGGGGCGGACGGCATTGGCCTGGACACGTTCGAACTGGAGTATTTGGACGAAACGCACGAAGTTCGGATCAAAGCATCCTGCGCTGGTAGAGTGAAAGAGATCCGCTATCCTGCTGGCGGTATCCGGCCAGGCGGCTACTGGCGCGACGGCACGAAAGCCAAGGCGGGTGAGGCTTGGGTCCATGACGGATCGCTTTGGATCGCAAAGAAGGACACCCCGGCCAAGCCCGAATCCGCGGGCGATGATTGGGTGATTGCCGCTCGGAAGGGGCGGGATGGTGAGCGCGGGCCGAAAGGCAAGGACGCAGCCCCTGAAGCGCCTATCAAGCTGAAGGACCAAGCATGAACCTCGTTAGCGTCGAGGAAGCTCGCATGCACCTTCGGGTTGACTCGCTGGACGACGATCCGTGGTTTGCAACGTGGATTCCCGCCGTCGAGAACGCGGTTTTCACATGGTTGAAGGACGCCTGGCGCGCCTATGAGGCATCCGGCGACGTCGACAGCGCTGGCGATCCGATCCCTGCGGAGGATTCGAGCGGTGAGCCTATTCCGAAGTATGCGGTGAAGGCAGCCATCTTGGTTGAATTGGCTCAGCAGTACCGGTTTCGCGATGGTTCAGATGCAGGTGCTGTGCCAGCCCACTGGGGGCATGGCTACGTGCTGGGCGCTGGCGCTACGAGCCTGCTGTCTGGTCTGCGGAAGAGTACGGTCCGATGAGCCTAGAGGCTGGTCGCCTTCGCCATCGCGTGGCGATCGAACGCATTGTCATTGATCAGGATCCCATATCCGGGGCGGTGACTGAGACGTGGACGGAAGTCGCCAAGGTGTGGGCAGCTGTCGAGCCGCTATCCGCTCGGGAGTTTGTGCAGTCGGCGGCGGGTCAGTCTGAGGTTACGGCGCGCGTCACAATCCGAACGCGAGACATCCTGGCAACTGACCGCATCATCCATCGGGGCGTTGTCTACAACATCCGCGGCGTGCTTGCGGACAAGGATAGCGGCCTGGAGTACATCACGCTTCCGGTTGGGACTGGCGTAAACGAGGGCTGAATTGGAGTTTGTGTTGCTGGCGCCGGGTCCGAGCATGAGCCGTGACCTGGCCGAATCCATGCGCGGTGAGCGCGTCGGGGTGGTCAGCAACGTGTTTGAACTGGCACCTTGGGCTGACTTCCTGGCGGCGAACGACCGGGCTTGGTGGCGCGCATATCCGGAGGCGATGAATTTCGCAGGGCGCCGCTTGTCCAGCAGCGAATTCCCGGGTGTCGAACGATGCCGACCGGGCAACACGCAGTGGGCAAGCGGTGTTCTGGCGCTACAGGTGGCGGTGAATCTTGGGGCGCAGCGGATCCGGCTGTACGGATTCGATATGCACGGCTCGCATTACTTCGGCGAGTACACGAACGGGCTGGTGAACACGAAGCCCTATCGCCGGGCAGTTCACCTGCAGCAGTTCCGAGACTGGGCGCGCACGAACCCTGGCGTCGAGGTTGTGAACTGTACGCCAGGGTCAGCCTTGGATTGCTTCCCAATGGAGGCAGTTTGATAGTACGCGGCATGAAGGGGCTGGGAGACAACATCTACCAGCGGGCCTTTGTGAAGCGGTTGCAGTGTCCGGTGTACTTGGAGACACCGTGGCCGGAGCTTTACGAGGACCTGCCAGGCGTCAAGTTTGTTAAGGCCGAAACGCCGCTGCGGACGCAATCCAAGAACATGGCACTGCAGGATGCTGGTCGATGGGCGACAGCACCAAGAGAATCTGTGGTGACGGTTCAGTACGGCACGGCCGGAATCGTCACCGGGATGCGTCGGTGCTTTGGCGTGGGTCCCGGCGAGTTCGACTTGCCGGACTTTGGTCCATCTCCGGTGTCCGGCCGGTACATGGTAGTGCGCCCGGCAACTGTGCGGGCTGAGTGGGTAGCGGAGGCCCGTAATCCGCTGACCATGTACATCGCCGAGGCGGCAGAAATGGCCCATGCGGCGGGCTATCGGGTTATCTCGGTGGCCGACCTGGAACCGGGGAAAGAATGGGCGGTTGGGAAGTTGCCGCCAGCGGACGAGGTGTACCACGCCGGGGAATTTGACGTCCGACAGTTGATGGCGCTAGTGCAGAACTCCGCTGCGGTGATTGGCGGGATCGGTTGGGTCCTCCCGGCCGCCATAGCAATGAAAGTCCCTGCATGGGTGATATGCGGGGGGCAGGGCGGTTTTAACGCCCCAGAACTGATTACAGACGAAAAGTACATGGACCTGAGCCGGATTCGGTTTGCGGTCCCGGACAACCTTTGCCGCTGCAGGCATAGACAACACAACTGCGACAAGCGAATCAAGAACCATGCAAGTGACTTTGCCGACTGGATTCGAAGACTTCCTGATCTGGTGGCCCGAGCGCGGAATGGGGTTTCATCCGCGTCCGGCGATGGATTACACGACTAGCTATTGGGAGGAATTCCGCCAGCGTGACACCTCGCCGATGGGTCAAATGCTGACCGAGGCGCGTCTGGCCCTGGTTCGTCGGCACTACGCAGGCCAGGTGGTGGATATCGGTATAGGTGGCGGTCGGTTTGTCGAGTATGCAGCGGCTCAGGGCTACGACGTCAACGCCGAAGCCAATGAATGGCTCCGGCGGCGCGAGGCGTTCTGCGATCCATATGCTCGCCCGGTGGACGCGATCACTTGCTGGGACAGCCTGGAGCACATCCCGGACCCGGCTGGGCTACTAGCCCAGGTTCGGGAATGGGCGTTTATCTCCATCCCGATCTTCGAGGAAGGGGACAGCGTGCCTGGCAGCCGCCACTTCAAGCCGGGGGAACATATTTGGTACTTCAGCCATCGCGGTCTGATCGACTGGATGCTGTCTCAGGGGTTCGCTTGCATGGAACACAATGCAGCTGAGACGGAGCTTGGTCGGGAAGGCATCCAGAGCTACGCCTTCATGAGGATCAAATGAAGGTCGAGGTCAAGCTTTCGGGCGTAGATGGCGTACTGGATCTGTTGAAGAGCCTGCCGCCTGAAGTCGTATCGAAGCGTGGAGGACCAGTAAAGCTCGCTCTGGCAAAGGGCGCCCGATTGATACGCGACGCCGCGCGCCAGAATCTGCGGGCGGCCATCGCAGAGAACGGCGACGAATCGACGGGCCTCTTGCTGCAGAACGTGATCTCTAGCCGCGGGAAACCGCCGACCGAAGGCAAGGGAGAGCGCTACCTAGTGCGTGTTCGCCGCAAGGCGTACCCGGGGCGCAAGCCTGAAACTAGCGGCGGCATTCCAACGGTTCGCAAGTCAGCACAGTTGATGGAGTACGGATCTGAACACCAGCCGGCGCGGCCTTGGTTGCGCCCCGCGGTAGTTCAAAACGGCGAGCGCGCAATCAACGTGATTACCGAAGACCTGAAGAAACGAATTGACAAGACAGTAGTCGATCTGGCCAAGAAAGGGGCGAGGTAGTCATGCTGCCCAAAGTATTCCCAGTTCTCACCACTCCGGCAGTCCTAGCGATTGTCGGGGGCACACCAGTTCGAATCTTCCGTCATGGCGCCGCACCGCAGGATACGGCCAAGCCGTACGTCACGTGGTTTGAGGTGACCGGCCAGCCGTATGACCAAATCAGCGGCCTTCCGTGCGGAGACTTCGACAGCGTGCAGATCGACTGCTGGTCCATGGACGACACGCAGGTCGAGACGCTGGCGAGGGCTGTGCGCGATGCAGTGGACGCAGCTGGATTCTCGAATCGTCTAGTCATTAATCACCGCGATCCCGACACCAAGATGTATCGCATCGGCCTCCAGGCCGATTTCATCAACTCCAGCAGATAACCCACCTACTTTCACACAGCCCGCCTCGAGCGGGCTTTTTGTTTTGGAGCCAGCAATGAGCAATGGAAGCGTTAAGAGCCAAGGCACCGCCCTCTACCTGCGTATGGTGGACTCTGGCGGCGCGACCCTAGTCTTGATGGAATGCCCCACCGGCATCAGCGGTTTGGGCGGCCCAGCCGACCAGATCGACGACACGTGCCTGAGCGAGACGGTGGACCGTAGCTTTGTCCGCGGGCTTGGCAACCCCGGTCAGGTCTCGGTGCCGTTCATCCTGAAGCCGACGGCTGTCAGCCATCAGGAACTGTTCGACCTCAAGGATGAGGGAGACACGCTGGAATGGATCGCCTGCTTGTCGGATGGTACCGCTGCGCCGACGCTGAACTCGGCTGATAGCATCCAGCCGCCTACTGATCGGACTTCGTTCATGTTCTATGCGTACATCGCGGACGTGAACATCGATATCGCGTCGAATGACGTGGTGAAGGGGACGCTGACTCTGCAGCGTTCGGGTCGCGTGATTCCGACCTGGAGGGCATAAGCATGCTGGATTCGTCTTTCTTCGTATCCGGCGGGGTACAGCCACGTGACGTTGAGCTCTCCGATGGGAAGAAGCACCGGCTCTACTTCAAGGAGTATTCCGGCGCGGCTTTCACGCAATACGCGCTGGCGGTTCGCTCCACGGACTTGAAAGAAAAGTCTGTGGGTATGGCGATCCTCATTTCGGCCAGCCTCTGCGAGGCAGACGGCTCCGAGGCGATCACGTTCGAACGCGCCTGCGAGCTCAAGCCGGAGATCATGCAGGCGATCTTCGCGAAGGTGATGGAGGTCAATGGCGTCAAGAAAGAAGGTGAAGGCGAAAAAAACGCATAGAGGCCTGTAGCGATGAGTGGCTGTGGTTCACGCTGGCTCTCAGCCTAGGTGGGCGGACTGTCGAAGAACTGCAGCACGCCATGAAACAAGTGGAATTCGAACGGTGGCGAGATTTTTATGAGCGCTTTCCCTTCGATCCGACACACATCTACTACCGGCCGGCGGCGTTGATTTCTGAGTCCATGGCGGGCGGGAAGTTCGATGAAAAGCTTGACTGGCTACGCCGCCCACTCGTAGAGGACTCCACTGATGTGGACCTTAGAACGATGAAGGCTTTCGGCTTCGGCCCAGGAGACAGGTAATGGCTACGGCAGGAAGCATTGTCGTCGACCTCCTGATGAAGACAGGATCGTTCGAGACGGATGCGCAGCGCGCATCTCGGGCGGCCCAGAAGAACTTCAAAGAGATTGAGCGGCAGGCGCAATCGGCGGCGGACGGAATTAATAGGGCTTTTGCTGGCCTACTCTCCGGAGCTCTGTTCGGAATCGGTGTTGGTTCGGTCTTCAGTAAGTTCATTCAGGAGACGAAGAACGCGCAGAACGAGCAGGCGCAACTGGCGGCGGTCCTGAAGTCGACTGGGCAGGCCGCCGGGTATTCGCTTGACCAACTGAACAAGATGGCGACGGGATTCTCCAACGCCAGCGTGTTCAGCGAGGGAGACATCAATCAGGCTCAGACTCGGCTGCTTTCCTATACAGGGGTGGTTGGCGAAGAGTTCCCGCGAGCTATGCAGGCCGTCATCGACATGTCGGCTCGCCTTGGGACGTCGGTCGAGCAATCGGCCGAGACGATCGGCAAGGCGTTAGACATCCCGAGCCAGGGATTAACGGCGCTTTCCAAGCAGGGTTTCCGCTTCACCGAGGATCAGAAGAAGCTGGTTGAACAGCTAGAGAAGGCCGGCAAGACGGCCGAGGCCCAGGGAATCATCCTTAACGCGCTCGAGTCTGCCTACGGCGGCGCCGCGGAGGCAGCCCGGGCGACCCTCGGCGGCGCGCTCCAGGCGTTGCAGAACCAGATCGACGACCTAATGACGGGGGACGACGGCAGCGTCAGCGGTTTGACGGCCAGCATCAATGACCTGACAGATGTACTAGGATCGCCCGAGGCAAAGCAGGCGTTCGCGGACTTTGTCGGCTGGCTGGCTGAAATCTCCCGTTCTCTCGTCACTATGGCGGGCGATTTCGCCGAGGGGATACGTGCCGCCGGAAGCTTTACTGACGCGCTGACTACTTATGGCTTGATGAATCCGTTCAATAGCCATGCGGAGAACGCTGCCAAGTACCGCAAGGAATTGGAGGAACTTGATGCGTTTGAGAAGCGCGTCCTTGCCGGAGATGAGCAGAATCAAGGCGTAGACATTGCGGCTCGTCGCCGTCAATTGCAGAACCGAATTGATTTCTCGGACAGGAAGGCCAACTCCCAGGAGCGCGATGTATTCGCGGCCTACATGGGAACCGGTGAGACTGGGGCAGATGCACCAACGCTTGCGCCAATTCGGGTGCAGGGACCAGGCGGCGGATCGAGCAAGGAAGCTAAGGAGCGGGTAGATCAAGGCCAGAAGCTGATCGACCAGATGAACCAGCGCATTGCGTTGATCGGTAAGGAGACCGAGTACGAAAAGCTCCTTGCCCAGATCAGCCTAGGAACCGTGACGTTCCGTACTGAGCGACAACGTGACGAGGCTCTGGCGTCCGCCCAGGTGCTCGACCTGATCAAAGAGCAGACGCAGGCATACGAGGACTCCAAAAAGCAGGCGGAAGAGTTCGCCAAGCTTATGGACAGCCTATATCCAGAAAAAGCGAAGACAGACCAGTACATAGCCCAACTCACGTTGCTATCTGATGCCCTTGAGCAGGGTTGGCTCAATGCCACCCAATTCGCCGATGCGGTTGACCGCTTGAACCAAGACTTCGAGAAAGACACCGGAGAAATGGGCGAGTTTGCCAAGGAGGCGGCTCGCGGAATCCAGAACTCGCTAGGTGATGGGTTGTACGAAATTATGCAGGGAAATTTCAAGAACATCGGGACAGCATTTCTGCAGATGCTGCAGAAAATGGCCGCCGATGCATTAGCTGCGCAGATCGCCAAAAAGCTGTTTGGAGACTATGACTCTGGCGGTGGCATTGGCGGAATCTTCGGCGCTCTGTTCAAGGGTGTTTCCGCAAGCTTCGGCGGGGGAATTGGATCGGCCACAGCGACAGACGTGAGTGGAGCAGGGGACGGGCTGATGTTCCTGGCGGACGGCGGCTACACAGGTCCGGGCGGAAAATATGACGTGGCAGGGTTCGTGCACCGCGGGGAATACGTGATCAATGCTGACGCCACCAAGAGGCTCGGTCGGGGCTTTCTAGATCGGTTGAATGGATACGCGGATGGTGGCTACGTAGGAGCGGATCGTGGGCCATCCGGCTTCGGGTCAAGTGGCATGAATCTGACGATTGAGACTCGAGGCGTCGACATGGAAGTGGTAGAGGCGCGCCAGAACGAGATGTACATGATTGCACGTCAAGTCGTGGCTTCCGATACGCCGGCCGTAATGCAGCGAGAAATTGCTAACCCTAGCAGTCGGTCGTCTCGTCAACTGGCGCGCAGCACCACTGCTGAGCGGCGTAGGTAGCCATGGATCTTCTTCCGATCTGCCCGACACAGGCCGGCTATGCCGCTGACTTTCGAGATGGGGTTATCCAAATCTCGCTAGATGGCGGCTCTCCAAGGTCTCGCGCTGGAGTTGCTGGCAATGCCTACCTGGTGAACGTTCAGTGGGTTGTGCGCGAGGATGATTACTCGCTCTTGCAAGGCTTTTTCCGTCGCCAGAAGCGATCGGGCTATTCGGGGTTTCATGCCGACCTGATCCTAGATAGCTTGGAAGTTGAACGCTATGTTGCGACGTTTCAGGCGGGGTCTTTCAGATTGACCGGCAAGACCGGCCAGGTCTTCACGGTAGGCGCCTCTCTATGGGTGCTTCCATTGGCCAAGTACGAGAACCCTGAGACCGATCCGTATGAGTACATCCTTGAGCTGCTGCCGTACTACGGTAGCGTGGACAATATCCGCAAGATGATGAATCTTCTGGAAAAGTTGGTAAACGTGGATTGGCCAAATGCCTGACATAGATGCCAAGTACATAGATTTCTTCTTTGGCGCCTCACCGAGCACGGCTGAGATTCAGACGCTAGAGATATCGCAACCGAGCTTCTCTCAAGTTTGGCGCTTGCAATCGCACTATCGCGAAGGTTTGGTCGCCCAATTGGAGACGGGGCTGGAAGCGTTTTTCCAGTACGTTCCCATGCGCCTCAAGCCATTGGAGGAGAGGGCAGACCTCGACTTTGGGTTGACGGTAATTCTAGGTGATCTGGGAGAAATATTGCCTGACGAGATTCAGTGTGCTCGTGCAGCAGGAACCCTGAGGACCGATCCACCTTTGGTGAAGTACAGAGCTTATCGCAGCGATGATTTGACCTCACCGATGTTCGGTCCGGTGTCATTGCAAGCGAGGCAGATTGCTCGAAGTGAAGACGGGGCAAAGTTCAATGCCACGGCGCCTCAGGCAAATGTGAATAAGACCGGAATCCTGTATCGGTCGGATGTGTACCCAATGTTGCAGGGGTTCCTGTGAGTATCGACGTCCTGTTAGATCGCGAATACGACCGCTGGTCCTACAACTGCCTGCATTTTGCAGGTGACTGTTGGGCGCATCTGACAGGGGATGATCGGCTCTCCAGAGTTCGCGAATCTCACTTGGCGGAACAGGGGCTTGTTTCCCTGTTCCGTGGTATGACGAGGAGTAAGGAGGCGACTGCTCAGCCTTCTATCGTACTGATGGAAACTCTGGAAGGAAGACTTCATATAGGAGTCTGCTGGAGGCGTCGACTGCTGCATATCAATGAGGCAGGATGCCAGTTTCTTCCAGTTGAGGCGCTCGACGCTCTGTATAAGAACATGAGGTTCTATTCGTGATAGTTGTTCACTTATTTCGAGCCCCAGACCATGAGAAGAAGACATATTATGTCAATGACTTACTGTCGTTTCTGATCTCTGAGCTTGGGCCAAAGTTCCCGCCTGGTAGTCGGATTACCGATATGGCGACGGGCACTAATGTCACGCCCAAAGCGGCCGACGATGTTCTCGCGCTTCGGTCCCTTCCGGGGCCGTTTGTAGTGGAAGTTAGTCCAGGAGAGATTGGATTCTGGACTGCGTTGGCCGTGGCACTTGCTACGTCAACAGCTTCAATGATTCTGGCTTCGATTTTTGCGAAAGAGCCGCCGAACGCTACCGCTCGTAATGTTCAGCAAGAGTCACCGAACAACGGTCTTTCCGAACGAGTCAATAGCGTTCGTGTGAATGGACGCGTTCCTGACATCTACGGGCAGGTTCGATCGACGCCAGATCTTCTTTCTCCACCGTACAAGATTTTCGAGAACCATGTTGAGAAAGAAGTCGCGTTCATGTGCATTGGGCGCGGGGCGTACGAAATCCATGATGTGCGCGACGACACAACTTTGGTGTCTGAGATAGCTGGAGCATCTGTTGAGGTTTACGCACCATTCACATCACCTAATAGCGGAGACGCCCCGCAGCTCCGAATTGGGAATGTCATCGGGCTCCCTGTAATAACTGCCAAGCGGGTGAATAGTGTTAATGGGCAAGTGCTTCAACCTCAGGATTTTGGCAGTGTGGTACGCCGAGGGATGGTTTTTAAGTCGCCAAATCAGGTTATCTCTCAAGACCCAGATCTCGACTTCGCTGATCTGTTCATCCCCGGCGACAATATACTGATTCAGAACGCCGTTCAGACACAAGGGACTTTTTCGTATACGCCTCCCGGCGGAGCGACGTTCAGGTCTCAGGGCACGGCGAATCCGGCTTGGGGAGAAATCGACTTTTCCGGGGACCACACCGCCGACTGGGCTTCCGGACAGATCGTTACTTTGTCAAATGGCTACGTGACCTGGACTGATAGTACGGGTGGCGAGGCCGATTTGCCATACATCGCGAATAGCAACGTTACGGGAATCTATGGTGTTGTCAGCGTTACGTTTCTTCCTTTCCCTGGGGTAACGCGCGTGCGTCTCGATGTGTCGTTAAATTCGTCTGCGTGGGGGGCATTTAAAGCCGCGCCCAATCCTGTGACTGGCAGTCCGACACTGACTCGTCCCTCGGATACGGTTCAGTTTGACCTTTCTGGACAGTATGTTGTGACCACAGTCACCGCTGGACTATTGACCTTGAACAATCCTGCGATGGTCAATCCAGCGTGGACCCTAATGGAGACTTCGTTCGGGGGGCAGTCGTCGGTCTTGACGCCCACTTTGACCACGACAGGAGAGCGATGGTCAGGTTGGTTCGCAGTTGAAGCTATCCAGCCCATCACCAGGATCATTGCCAATGTGGTTGCATTGAACGGTTTGTACAAGGACAACGGTCGGCAGCAGTACAGGCGAGACGTTACCTATCGCATAGAGGGTCAGCGGCTTGATGAAGCTGGAGACCCGGCTGGCCCGATCATAGACTTCCAGCGCACCATCGTCGGGTCTGCAGTGTCCCGGTCCACTCGAGCCGATACGCTTGATGTCATTTTGGGCGGAACTCCAAGCACCCGCTGGAGATTTCGCGCCCGACGCATCACGAACTCAGATACAGATTTCCAAGGCTCTGTAGTTGATGAAATCAAATGGAGAGATTTGTACGCATGCAGCTCAGTCGAACAGCCTGACTTCGGCGATGTGACTACGGTGCAAGCGGTTATGTTCGCGACCGATGGCGCCCTAGCGATCAAGGAACGAAAGCTGAACGCTCTTGTGACTCGAAAGCTACCGCGGCGCATCGAGGGGGCTACGTTTACCACGGAGCTTTTTGCTACCCGAAGCGTCGCAGATATTCTGTCAGCAGTTTGCCTTGATCCGCAGATTGGCAACAGACCAACGTCAGAGATAGATTTCGATAACTTCTACCAGACGCAGGCTGACATCGTTGCCTATTTCGGCATCGATATAGCACAGTTCAACTACACGATAGATAGCGACAATTTGTCATTTGAAGAGACTGTGTCGATGATCGCGGAAGCAGTCTTCTGCCGTGCGTACAGAAGGGGGAGCGTACTGAGGCTCTTCTTCGAGCGGGAGACTGATAGTTCGGCGATCTTGTTCAATCATCGGAACAAGCTTCCTGGATCGGAGCAGCGAACCGAGGGCAGCGCAGTCGAGAATGACGGAATCGAGTACCAATGGATCAACCCGGCGAATGACGCTGCAGAGACCATCTATTTGCCTACCGACCGCTCCGCGGTGAATCCAAAACGGATTGAGTCAGTTGGAGTCCGGATTGAGGCCCAGGCATGTGTCCATGCCTATCGTGAGTGGAACAAGCTGCAGTTCCAGGACTTGTTGACGGAATTCGATGCATTACCTGAGGCCAATCTTCTAACCGTGAGCGAAAGAATTCTGTGCGCGGACAACACGAGAGCATCCAGCCAGGATGGAGAGATTGTTGCCATCGATCCAGACAATCCCTTGTTGTTAGAACTATCACAGCCGTTTGATTGGTCGCAGCCGGGGCCGTTCCGAATTTTTCTACAAAATAGAGATGGACAAGTGGAGTCGATTTCTGTGCAGTCAGGCGGCTCGCGGAGGCTTGCATTGCTCGCGTCTGCACCCCGGACGCCTATCGTTCTGAGGGGGGAAGGATACAACCCCACGGGCTATATCCTCGGTCAAGGTGAAAGCCCACGGCAGGCCATACCATTCCTAGTCACGGAAAAGGGAAGCCCAAATGATGACGGGACGATCCCCATGACCGCAATCAACTACGACGCGCGTTACTACCAGAACGATCTGGATTTTTTGTAACTCCTAAATTCATCCAATTAAGCCCCGCTTCAGCGGGGTTTTTTTATGGGCGCTCATATGGCCATTGACCCTATCTCTCTTCAGCAACTGCGCAATGCGTCCGAAGATGCGCAGGATCTCGAACACTACATCAATGATGATGTCCCCGCGCTCATCCCCACTCGGCTTGGGGGCCCGAAACCGAATTGGGCAAAGGCACTCAGTGACATCGACGCGTCGTTTCAGCAGTTCTTGGTCAACTCGGGATATCAGAGCATTGGGGAATATGGAGCAGGATTAGACATCACTGCAGCGAATCAGATTTTCAGCAAAGACGGCGAATTCTACCGGGCAGGCCCAAGTCTGGCTCTTCCCTATACGACGACCGGCGACTGGGCTACCGAAGGCGCCAACTTTGTTGCCATAGGTGATGCCTCGTTGCGTCAGGAGCTATCAGCGACTACGGGAGCCGAAAAGATTGGTTTTCGCCAGGCAGGCGTGGGCGCCGTGCCAAGGTCACAAGACGAGAAGAACAAGGAGACAGTGAGTATCACTGACTATGGCGCTGATCCTTCGGGGGTTTTGGATAGCCGGGATGCCATCATTAAGGCGGCTGACTATCTTAGTTCGTTGGGTGGCGGCCGTCTGTACTATCCGCCTGGTCGCTATCGGATTACTGCACCCCTGACCTTTGGTGACGGTAGCAACTCGGCTAGCTCCTCCAAGCATCACAACATTGTTCACTATGGATCGGGTGTTGGCACGTCGCTAGATACGACGATGCCTCGTGGCGGCACCGAGATTTTCTATGACGGCGCGGTGATTGATGCTGGGGCGGTCGGCTTTGCGGGCCCAATGCACGGAATCTGCTTTGAAGACATCCATATCGATTGCAATGGGAAAGCAGCCTGGGGCGTGAACGTCGTCCATGTCACCGACTCATTCTTCAAGAACGTTTCTACGATCCGAGCGACCAAAATTGGTTGGCGCTTCAGTACGCGCGTGTCGAACCCTCCAGGGACGGCGTATGGTTGCTCAAACAATATGGTTATTCATTGCAATAACTTCTTCCCCGCGCACCGAGATTGCATAGGAATATCGCTCACTTCCGGTAGTCCCTTCAGTGGCCCTCTGCTCACAGATCCCGCCAACAACGATTTCATTGGGGGCGAGTATTTCTATGGCGATAGTGCCAACTCTCGAGGCGTCTACCTGAGTGGAACCGACAACAATACGTTCACGGGTTGCCAATTTATCCCACTTACCGATACGTCTTTCGGCTACAGCGTTTTCTTCGAGCAGTGGGGTGGGGATCCCATGTTCCCCTCAGAAAATGTGTTCATCAACATCGGATCGTCTGACCAAGTAGGCGGGACATCAGGCACGGCTGGGAACACCTTCCTAGTTCTGCAGGAAGGTGATGGCACTCCTATCCCCATGCTTCCCTATGTCAATGTCCAGACGCATACCGGCAAACAAGTTGTTCAGGGGAAGCGGACGTATAGGACCCATGATCTCAAGCAAGAGACGTTGGTCGGGGTAAACCAAGACACAACGTCCGCAAGTTATGTACCGGTACCTGGGCTAACTGCAACGCTCACAAATGTCCTGGCATCGTCTTGGATTCGGGTGACGCTAACCGCCCGCGTAGGGAAGCTTGTAGCGGGAGCGGGAGAGTTCATTCTGTACCTGAACGGAGTGGCGCAACTCGCCACGCGTACTGCAGTTCCGGCCAATGTTCAATTCCAGAATACAGCGATGTCGTTTATCGCTCCCGTACCGTTCACCGGAGACTTCGCAGCAGGCATGTATTTCGCATCTGACGACGGAAACATTGTGCGAGTGACGCACGGTGTCTTGATCATGGAAGCACTTTATTGAATCGGATTGATCGTGAACAGCCGCGATCTTACTGACGCGTCAACGGACAGGAGGCGCCATGCCCCAAAGGATGATGAACATGCAAGCTGAAATCGGCGCGGAAGTCGCCAAGGCCGCGCCTCCGGCTACTGTCGTGGTAGCTGGTGCTGCATCGGGCTGGGATCTGAATGCCGCCGTGTTGTGGGCGACATTGGTCTACATAGGGTTGCAGGCGGGCTACCTGCTTTGGAAATGGCGCAGGGATATGCGGCGCGAGCGGGAAGGGGCGTAGGCATGAAAATTGGAGCCCGGGTTGTCGGGGGCGCCGCGGCACTTGTGGCCTCTGGTGCGCTTACCCTTTTCAGCGCAGACCTTGAGCAATTCCTAGGACGCTGGGAGGGCGAAGGGCAGGATGTCGTCTATGCGGACAAATTAGCCAAAGGTTTGCCCACGGTCTGCAAGGGCATCACAAAACACACCAGCCCATTCCCTGTTGTGGTGGGCGATTACTGGTCGCCTGCGCGCTGCGCGGAGGTTGAGAAGATGGTGGTAAGCAAAGTCCAGCTCGAGCTCGCGGACTGCATCGACGTGGTCATCAGCCAGCCGATATTCGAGGCTTTGAGCAGCCACTCCCACAATTTCGGCGTACCGAGCACCTGCGCAAGCAGGGCGGTAGGCCTGATCAACGCTGGGCGCGTGGCGGAAGGCTGCAATGCGCTTGCGCACGGGCCGGACGGAAAGCCTGTGTGGTCGTATGCGGACGGCAAGTTCGTGCGCGGTCTGTACAGCCGACGGCTGGAGGAGCGTGCGCTATGCCTATCGGGACTTCACTGATTGGGTGGCGGGGCTATGCCCTGGCGTTGGTAGCGGGGGCCGTCCTGGTGGCTGCCGCCGTCACGGCCTGGAACGCCCACGGCGCGGATCAGTTCGCCGCAGGCCGCGCCCAGGCCCAATTGGAAGCCGCCGCCAATGCCCGCCAGATCGAGGCGGGCTACCGTCGGCGCGAGCAAGAAACCGCCACCGACTTTAGCCGCCGCCTGGAGGCCGCAAATGATGCAATCCGCATTTCGAATGCTGAACGTGACCGCGCTCGCTCTGATGCTGGCAGCTTGCTCGGCTCCATCAATGCCGAGCGTGCCAGAGCCGCCCAAATTGCCGCCCAAGCCGGAAGTTCTGAGCGAGCCGCTACCAGGGCCTGGGATGTTCTCGCAGCGTGCACGCAAGAATATGCAGCACTGGCAGCAGATGCTGACGCAACCATAGACGGACTGAGGACTGTAGACGCATGGACCAAAGCCGCAGCCGGTGCCCAGCGTTAGCGGCCATTCCCCCCTGTCGCCAAGAACAAGTTGGGGACCTTGTGCTCAGCAATGGCGCGATCGCCAAGCCTTTCCGACCCCAGCATATTCAAATGTGCATAGTCGTAGTAAGCGGGAAAGCTGTTGACGAACGGGTGGCACGATTTATCATCGCACAGCAAATCGTCCACACTGAATACCGTGACGTTCGGCAGCTTGGCTGCGACGCTCTTCAGGAAGGTGTTCATGTTCGCTTCCGGGCCGCCCTCGCGCTTGCGCGGGTAGTTGCAATTCAGCGCTGGGTAGGTCAGAGCCTTCATGTTGCATTGCCGGTCGTATTGCATGAACATCGGCGCGATGAGCGCGACGATGACGTGCTTGGTTTGTTTGCTTACCTCCGCGATGGATGCGGCGATATGCTCCCGGTACTGAGGGCCGTTGTAGCCAGTCCAACCTGCACCGATGATCACGGTGTCATAGTTGTGAAGGTCTTTGGCGACCTCATCGTTGAAAGTGGCGCACGACTCCCGCACCGAAATGGGCGTGTACAGTGCCGAGGTTTTCAGCAACGGCACGCAGGATGAGTGCGACAGATTCCGAATCGAGGTGCCGTTGTGTTCAGCGATCTTCTTGAAAAACCCGACGTAATGCGCGGCATTCGAGTCTCCCCAAATAAGAACGCGCGGCTCTTGGTCCTTTGGGCCCAAAACACATTTTTTGTCTCGGAACCACTGCGGAATCATCCCCGCCATCTGACAGTTGTAGGGGTACATGTAGGCCGGCTGTGTGGCGCTGTCGACCTGGGCAAGCTTGGTGGCATATCCGTCAGCCTTCAGGAACGGCTTTTCTGCGGGCAACAGATACGCCCACAGCGATACTCCTCCGACCGCAAGCGTGACTACGGCGGCCCTGAACAGGACAGGCCAACTGGCCAACTTCGTTTTCAGCCGGAACGGTCGTTCTACCAGCCAATATGACAGTAGCGTCATTGCAATCATGACCAGCGCACACGCCACATACCCGGTGGCCGTTGGCACGCCATAGCCGTAGCGGTAAAGCGCGAGGACCGGCCAATGCCACAGATACAGGGAAAACGACACAAGCCCGATCATGACCAGGTGACGCAGCGAGAGGGCATAGCCGACCATCGTGGCACTACGGGTATTTGCGTAAATCAGTAGGGCGGTGCCCACGGTTGGAGCGATCGCTGCGATGCCTGGGAACCCGTCGGCTTCATGTGTGAAGACCAGCGCGTAAACGAGCAACGCGGAGCCAATCAAGCTGATCCCGTTTGCGGTCCATCGGTTGAAAATTGGCATCCGCTGAGATGCCATGTAGCCGAGGGCTCCTACCAGAAGCTCGCCAGCACGGCTCGGAAGGAGGTAATAGGCGAATGAAGGATCTGCTGTCAAATAGGCCTGACCGACCCAGAAGCTGGCAACGCAGATCGCCAGGATAAGCAACGCGCGTGGGTAAAAGGAAAGACACCTAGTCAGCAGCAACAGCAGTATCGGCCAAAAAATGTAGAACTGCTCTTCTACGGCCAGGGACCATAAGTGCAGCAACGGGATCGTCTCCGACGATGCCGAGAAATAGCCAGTGTCTTGGTAGAGCCAGAAATAGAAGTTCGCTGCTGAAATCGACGATGCAATTGCCGAGGCGCTAAGCGCCTTAGCGTCATCTGGAAGCAACAAGATTGAACCGGCCACAAAGGTGACCAAGATACAGAACAATGCTGCCGGAAGAATGCGGCGGGCACGCGCTGCGTAGAAGTCCACCAGAGAGAAAGATTGGTTCTGAATCTTGGCGGATAGGATCCCTGTGATCAGATAGCCCGAAATTACAAAGAACACATCGACACCAACAAACCCGCCAGGTAGCCAAGATTTGTTGAAGTGAAAGATCACAACGGCCAGAACCGCGATGGCTCGCAGGCCATCAATGTCTGGTCTGTATGCAGCATTCTTCTGGTGAGGGAGCATGTGTAACCAATAGAAAATCGGGCGCGGCTAGTTTACTGTAGTGGCGCACCATCACTCGTCTCCCTGGGGCGGCGTTAACTACCGCGGCGCCATCCCCTTGCGCAGCTTGCGCGGCGATTCCAGCAGTTCAGCCGTCATCTGGTCGCGCTCCAGCACACAGGGCTCCTTGGCCAGCCCTGCCAGCAGATCGTCGTAGATGTCGCCCGTCAGGCCGGCGGGCCGCTTCAGCTCGAAGGACACCTGGTGCAGGCGCAGTAGGGCCGCGCGCAGGCGCTTCACCTCCCATAGCAGGGAGAGCACATCAGGGTTCCAGGGCTGACGCTCCCGGATGGCCCGGAGGTCGGCGTAGGTGAGCGGGTCTTTGAACGGCATGGCGGAAAATACTGTACGAATTCACAGTATATTCCGCCTTAAATGGGGTCGATTGCATCCGGCAGTTGGTACTTGGAATTTCCGACTTCCTGGCGTACCGGGTGCCAAGAAAACGCTGTTTCAGGTAGCCCTTCGCTCAGCAGGACACGGGCGCTCGCGGTCGGGTAGGCGGGGTCCACCCAGAGCTTGGCCACGTCGGGCGGAAGAGCCACAGGGCGCCGATCATGCACATCCACCATGCCACCCTTGGCGTCGTTTGTCACAATCGCAAAACCATGGGCGGCGTCCAGTTCGGCGCCAGGTTCCCAGGCGGTGAGGGCGGCAAAGTAGAGTGGTCCGTCGCCGTGGATGTAGTAGGGCTGCTTGGCGCCATCATCCTGTTTCGCCCACTCGTACCAGCCATCGGCAGGGATCAAGATGCGACCGGTGCCAATCAGAAACCGCCAGGGCCATCCATTCTTCAGGATGGTCTCCAGCTTGGCGTTGCTCATGAAGTGTTTGGAATCTGGCCGCTTGTAGCCCCAGGGCAGGCGGGTGATGGCCTCCGTCCCTTCAGCAAGCCGATGCATTGTCAGCGGCCGGGTGCCGGGCGGCACGTTGTACCGAGGCCCGGCAGGGTCTACAAATATCTGGGTCATGTTGCTGAAGATCCGTTCCACGTAGTCCATGGGTCCGGACTTCTGCACGATGCGGCCGCACATACGCACCTCCAGTAGGAAGGGGAAGGGCCAGTATAGGGCGGGCGTAGTTGCTCTAATATATAGGGCGTAGCGGCGCCGCTCAGGAAGATGTTTTTTTTGAAAGTTGGTTTTTATGGGTGGTTGAATGTGCAAGCTATTGATTTCAAAGGCTGCGTTAACCCCTTACAAGGCGTAGGTCACAGGATCGACCCCTGTAGCACCCACCACACAAAAGCCCAAATAAATCAGGCTCTTAG